CTTGATCTCATCGGAGTGTGGGTTGGTCTTGCGACCAGTCAGTGTCTTGGAAATCTTCTCGGCGACTGACTTAGCGGTTTCTTCGTTATTAAGCCAATGGTGTTCAGTTTTTAAGCTGATGTTGTAGTAGCGTTTCTTTTTGTAGCGCTCTTGCTTAATCATCTGAAGCCAACGCTGTTCTTCCTGAAGAAGATCACGATGCGTCGTCTCAATTGTAGAGATGATACGGCGCTTGAAATCCTGTGGACGTCGTCCATAAGCTCGCTTCATCCACTGCGAACTGCAGACGTATCCATCATCGGGATTCCCCCAATGAGAACCGACGTAGAAACGTTTGTGTTTACGGTCATACCAAATGTAGACGAAGCCTGACATTGGAAACTCCTCCGAGACCGAAATCAGCCTCGGAGGTATTTAGCCAATATGGCTAGATCATCCGAACTGGATTCCCGAAGATTCTATCTCACTAAACGTAATAGCGGAACCGACGGCAACAAAGTTTAGCGAGATGAAGGCGATCGCGCGGTTCGGGATGACGATGATGTCGCCGATGAACCGATCCTGACGGATGACCTCGTCCGTGTTGTTGCTCGTGTCGCAGCGGACGCGGAAGTCGCGGATGCCGCGCCGGCCCCTGCACGTCGCGCAGGTAGGGCGTGACCGTGTTGACGAACTGCGCGCGGGTGAAGGCGTCGTTGAACTCGAACATGAAGGCCTGCGCCATCTGTGCGATCGACTTCTCGAGGCTGATGAAGAGCCGACGGATGTTCAGGTCCTGGAAAGCCGAGACCACGTTCAGGTTGGTGCGGTTGCCGTAGAGCACGGTGCCCATGGACTTGAACGACACCACCGGGTTGACGCCGATGGGGTACAGGACGTCGCGATCCGAGTGCGGCGGGCTGTACGCCAGCTTGATAACGTTCTTGAGTTGGCCGCGGTTGAAGCCGGCCGGAGCCCACCACGGGTCGTTGGTGTAGTCGGTGCGCGCCGTCAGCCCCGCGGTGTCGCCGTTGAGCGGGATCCAGCGGTTGACGTCGTTGTACTGGTCGTACATCTGCTTGTAGCCGGTGTCGAGGAAGACGTAGCTCGACTGGCGGACGAGGTTCTCGAAGGCCGTGACCGAGGCCAGCTCACCGCCGCGGTTGTTGACGACCGCGGTGTTCGCCGGGCTGGCGTAGACCACACAGTCCATGCGGGGCTCGGCGACGTTGTCGATGATGTAGTTCGTCAGCTGCTCGCCCGCCGTGCCGCCCATCGGGCGACCCGCGATCAGCAGGCTGATGTCCACGTCGTCCTTCGATTTGAAGAGGTTCCAGGCGTTGGCCACGACCGCGAGGGCGACGTTGCCCTCGGAAGCTCCCGAGGAGCCCCCCGTGAAGGCCTGGCTGTAAGGCGCCGCGAGGGTCGACGAGATGACGTTCGCACCTGCGTTGCTGACCGCGCCCGTCAGGTCGTTGGCCCAACGGACGTACTTGCTCTGTTGGTTGATGACAGTCTTGTAGTAGATGGAGCCGTTGTCGAGGCCGACCGCGTCGGAGGCACGGCTGAGGCTCTTGTAGACCTCGAGCACCTGGCCCGGGGTTCCCGTGATGACGCCCCCGTTGTCCACGACCACGACGTGCATCTGGTCATTGGCAGACACGTTGCCGTTCTGCTTAACCCACTGGCTCTGGCCCGGCACGGTGCCGACCAGGTTGTAGAACTCCCAGTTACGGACGAGGACGTCGTTCGCGCTGTGGGCTGTGTGCAGCTGGAGCTGTCCCGCGAGCGGGATGGTGATCGTTGCGTTGCCGACCGTGGTGTTGCCCTGCGTGTTGATGGTCGGCGTGGCAGACACCTTGAGGTATTGCGTTCCGATCATCGCGTTGCCGAACAGGAGCTGGTCGGTCACCGGCGAACAGGGCAGTGAAGGCCGTCGCGTTGGCGTTGGCTGCGGTTACGTTGGCGGTCGTGAATGTGACCACCGCCGAGTTCGACCCTACGTTGAGCGCCACGGTGGCGCCCGTGTTGCCGAAGGACGCGAGGTTGATCGAGGACGTGTACGCGTTCGGCGTGTAGACGGCCGAGACGCGGAGGCTGTTGCCGTAGGAGGCGCCCGGGTAGCGCGCCAGCCACTGGATGTTGCTGTCGAAGGTTCCGTCCTTGACCAGGTAGTCGTCGTCGTTGAGGACGGTCTGTGCGACCGTGTTGCTGACCGTGCCCGTGTTGCCGAACGCGGTCAGGGCGCCGATGGAGACGTTGGACGTGGAGGTGTTCGCGGCGCGGACGACCCAGCACGGCGCTCCGTACGCGAGGAAGCTGGAGACGGAGAACCAGGTCTCGGGGTTGAGGTTGCTCGGGCGACCGAAGGTCGCGGCGAGCGCCTGCTCGGAATCGATGAGAAACGCGCTGGCCGACCGGGCCCCAGCGGAACACGCCGGCGGCGGCGCCGGTCGACGTCGATGTAGCGGGAACGACGAGATCGAGGTTGAACTCGCGAACCTGAATACCGGGAGAGACTTGATTGCCCACGCGAGCGACCTCCGTTAAAGAATTTGTCGGTGTATTTATAGAGAGGCGCTGCTTGGGAGGTCAAGTCACTTTGTCGGGGAGTTAGTTCACTGCCTAAATATGTGATGAGACGCAAGGGTAGCGACAACCCGATGTTCGGTAGGCGTCACCGCGACGCGAGCAGGCTCGCGATGGCTCGGTCGAAGACCGGCCGCCGCTGGGTCCACCGCGGGGACGACACACGAATGGTCTCGAGGGACGACCTCGGGTCCCTGATCGGTGAGGGCTGGCGGATGGGCCGGAAGGCCACGGCGGCCGGGGAGCAGCACCTGCCCCCCGAGGCCCTGGTTGACCTCTTTTTTAAGGCCAAAAACTAGGCCTTTTCCGGGGTTGACTTATTTCTCAGAAGCATGTAGACTAGTTCTTACGAAATTGACCTGATTCGACATGGGGATTCGTTATGATAACGGCTGAAAACAAAATACTAAACGCTACCCTGCTCGCCGAATTTGAGGCCGGGTCCCGCCAAGCCGACGTCGCTGCCCACCATAAAATGACGCTCGCGACCGTGCGCCGTCGCATCGCACAGGCCCGGTGGCGACGCGAAAATGACGCGGCCATCGCGAAGATGGCCGCACGAGCCGGTATGACCGTCGAACAATATCAATCCGCCCGCGCCGCGAAGACCGCCGCGTTTTGGGACAAAATCAATGCCGACAACGACACATATCGAGCTGCGCGTAAAGCAGCGCTCAAAGCTGAGCTCAAGGCCAAGATCAAAGCTCTCCGCCAACAATATCGCTAGGAGTTCCAAATGAACTACGACATCGCAGCACTCAAGCGTGCCATCCCGCACCTGCCGACGCAGGACCAGGGTTTCGCCAAGTCCCTCCGTGCAGGGTCACGACCGCTACGGCTCGCTGACCGCGAAGCAGGCGCCCTGGGTCGCGAAGCTCGTCGCCCGTGTCGCGCAGCCGGACCTGCCCATCGAGCGGCCCACGACAGCGACCGCCGACATGTCGGGCGTGATCGCGCTCTTCAACAAGGCCAAGCAACACCTCAAGTTCCCGGCCATCGTGCTCTCGGTGCCGGGGTTCGACACGGTTCGCATCACGGTCGCCACGCAGCGCGCCCGCGTGCCCGGCAGCATCAACGTCGCCTCGCACGAGCACTACGACGGCGACAACAAGCGCGTCTGGTACGGCCGCGTCCACCCGGACGGCCGCTACGAGCCGACCGCGCGCGTCGGCACCGACATCGACGCGATCAAGAAGCGCCTCGTCGAGTTCGCGTGCGACCCCGCCAAGGTCGCCGGTGAGCACGGTCGCCTCACGGGTCGCTGCTGCTTCTGTAATTTGCCCCTCAAGGATGAGCGGTCGACCGCGGTCGGCTACGGCGCGACCTGCGCCAAGCACTACGGACTGGCCTGGGGCAAGCGCCCGGCACAACTGGGAGAAGCCGCATGAAGATGAAGGAAGAGCAGGCCCTACGGGACCTCGTCTACGAGTCACTCGAGAACGCGGTGGCCAACGGCTACGACGACTTCGTGAAGGGTGACCCGCGTAAGGTCGCCGAGGACCTCATGGACTGCACCGCCCTCGATATGGCGACCATCGACCAGGTCGAGCCGCACGTCGCGTCGTGGCAGTCGACCCACCAGGACGCGTAGAAAAAGTCGGTTGACTTAATTCTCAGAAGCAGGTATAACTGACCATCGATTCGCAATGGGGAACTTCATCATGGACCTACAAGAACTCAAGAAGATCGCGCCCGCCCTCGACGCCGACCTCAAGGCCGTCTTCGCCAAGCACGGCCTGACCTGGGCCGGCCGCAACGCCAGCCTCAACCCGGGCAACGGCGAGCTCTCCTACAAAATCAAGCTGGCGACCACCGCCGGCGGCACGGACGACATCGTTCGCGGGGACTTCAAGTGCTTCGCGTTCATGTTCGAGCTCAAGCCGGAGTGGCTCGACGCGACGGTCAAGATGAACCACGAGAACTACCGCGTCGCGGGCCTGTACCCCAAGACAGCACAAGTACCCGGTGCTCATGGAGCGCGTCAGCGACAAAAAGCGCACGCTGTTCCGCGCCGAGGACGTCGCGCTCCGCATGAACGCGGGGACCAAGTAACATGGCGAAGGTCTCGCACTCATCCGACATGACCAAGTGCCGCTGCTGTCAGCAGCCGCTCGACGTCTGGGTCCCGCCCACCGAGCAGTTCTGCTCACCTGAGTGCGAGGCGATCGTCACCGATCCGATCCACTCCGAGATGGCTAAGACTTACGCCGTCGACGAGTTCGCCGAGCTCGAGCTCATGGACCGCTACGCGAGGGCCACGTTGTGAGCATCGCGGTCCACGGCCGCGATGCCCCGCTCTACGTGTGGCTGCTCGTCGGTGGTTCATCGGCTACGGAATGGGGTAAAACATGAAGCTCTACCACGGCACCAACAACGCTTTCATGCCGGCCATCTCGGTCGACGGAATCCGACCCCGCGGTCGCAAGCGCGGCAACTGGCAGCACACGGTCACGTCGAATCCCCACGCCGTGTACCTAACGTCTGCATACCCGTGGCACTTCGCCGCGGCGGCCGTTCGCGACGGCGGGGTCGGTCTCATCCTCGAGATCGACCCCAACGAGCTCAATCCTGTGCTCTGTTGCCCGGACGAGGACGTCCTCGAGCAGGCCCAGCGCGGCCGCGACGACGTCCCCGGCGACATGAAGGCGCGCACGCTCTACTACAGGCGCATCGCGCGGTTCAACCCGCAGCACTTCGATACCAGTCTCCGGGCCATGGGAACGGCGGCCTACTACGGCACGGTGCCCTGGTCCGCGGTGACCCGCTACGCGACCCTCGAGTTCGACCACATGCATCCGCAGTGGTACATGCGCTGCGTCGACTCCGTGCCCTCCATACTGAGCTACCGCGTCCTGGGTCACAACCACGAGGCCTTCACCAAGTGGATATTCGGCGACGAGGTGTCCGCGGACGAGCTGTTCATGATGTCCATCGACCGCTCGCCCGAGACCACCGCGGCCCTGATGAACGACCGCCGCGGCATCACAGTCAGGGTGAATGAATGCTCCTGAACACCAAGCGCACCCCCTCCAGCCGTCGCCGCACCATCGCGCGCAACCTGTGGATATTTGTGCAGCCCATCGTCGGCGGGGCTGCTCGTCGCGGGCCTCTGGACAGCGTTCCTCTCGGGGGTGCACGTCGACCGGGAGGACGTCGAGCCCTTCATCGGCGTGACCGCGGTCCTCGGCATCATATTCGGCATCCCGGCGGCCTTCGTCTTTACCGCGACCTGGGAGAAGTACCGACGCGTGTCGCACTCCGTGCTGACGCACGACCAGGACGCGTTCATGGCTGATCGGGACGAACGCATGCCCATCATGATCCACTGCTTCCTCATGTTCGTGGCCATGTGCTTGATCGCGATGTTCGCCGTGCTGCCCTACTCCAGCACCGCCTGGGGGGCCCTCGTCCTGTTCTGCGTGTCGAGCTGCCTCGTGATCTACTTCGTGGTCACGGTCGAGCTCGAGGACTCCACGAAGAGCGTGTGGTTGACTAATCGCGTCCCTCCGGGTTGGATGGTACAGGACGTCGACCGGTACTTTCACACGAGGAAACACGGCAGATGACTATTGAGCACATCTACTGCTGTGAATGCGGCCATGAGACCCAAGTCGAGTCAAGCCGGCTGTCGCTTGGGCAGGTCGTACAGTGCCCAGCGTGTCTCGAGGTGCGCGCGCACGTTTACCCGCGCCAGGGCGGCAGGGCTTGGATAAAAGTGTCGCCCGAGGACGTGGAGTTCTACGACCTTCTCACTTCTCAAAGAGACCGAAGATGACTGAGCTCTGGGAAATCTTGGTGCCGGCCGCGGACAACGAGGGCCGCGGCTTCCCCGTCGACCATCATCGGGAATGGGACGCGCGCGTGCGCGCCATCTCGGGCGGTCTCACCATCATGCCGGCCGCCCGCGGCGAGTGGGTCGGTCCCGAGGGCACGACCTTCCGCGAGAAGATGATCCCCGTGCGCATGGCCTGCACCGAGCAGCAGGCCATCGCCATCGCGGACATGACCGCGGAGTACTACGACCAGAAGGCCGTCATGGTCTACCGGGTCTCATCGAAGTGCATCATCAGGGAGCGGACCAAATGAGCGTGGACATGCGTGGCTACGTGGTGCTTGGGATTAAATTCCCGGACTACACATCATTTCATGCGGCCTTCGGGGACCCGGACTCCGACGCATCCTACGACGCGCTCGAGCCTCTATTACAACGTGGACACCGGGCTCGGCGTTGTTTCCGACGGGATGGGCGGTAAGTACGTCGTCGTCGGCGACGTTAAGATGGTCGGCGACGACGACGCGGGTGGAGGCTTTGGCCAGATGCTCGAGGTCGAAACTCCCACGCGGGAAGAACGTGGATACGTCGCCGCGAAAATCCGCGGCATCCTACCTGAGCCCCTGCACGCGCAGTGCACGGCGGACGCCGTTAAGCTCCTCGTTTTTACCCACTATAGTTGAGAACATGAAAGAAAAAAACAAACAGGCCTTCATACGCGTCACGGCGGCTCTGGCCGCGGCCATCTCCCTCCTGGAGGGCGGTGGCAAGAAGGCCGCCGCGTCCGACAAGATGTTCGAGCAGATGCTGCTCGACTACAAGTGCCGCTCTCGAGGAAGCCAGGAAGGTCATCAAATGACGGACACAAAACCCGACATCACCGTCGACGGGACCCGCGGTTCCCCCAATCTCGCTGCGTAAGTTCATCGAGTCCGGTATGGCGACGACGCAGTTCACCGTCCTCGTCGACGGCACACCCGAGCGCGTCGGCGTGGCGGCGGACGACCCGAACACGGTCAACGTGCTCGTGTCGGACCGCGAGTTCCAGGCGACGTGGTTCCTGGAGCAAAACATCTCGCTGCCCAAATACCTGCGGAAGTATCTCACGCTGCTGTACGGGGAGGGCGCGGACATCGATGGCCTCTACGCGCACGCCAAGACCAACAAGGCCACGCGTCAGATGATCGGTTTGATCCAGATCCTGGCCGGCGGCCTCAACATGGCGCGCAAGGCTGGCAAGGGAATCAGGTTCTACGTCGAGGAGCCCGAGACCTTCCAGCACCCCCAGCAGCAGGCGCGCGTCATGGACGTGATCAAGAAGCTGATGGACGAGTACGGTCCGAAGGAAGAGCCGCAACAGGCGGAGTCCGCGAAATGACGTTTGCAATACTGACTGTCGTCAAGCCCGACGGTGAGACCCGGACGTTCGAGATGCCGCGTTGGGCGCTCGGCAAGGCCCTGAACATGACGCAGGACGCCATCTTCAATGGAAAACTACAGAGCGCACACGTCGAGATTGTCGACAAGACCGACGAGCATTCCGTGGAGGCGGCCCAGCGCTTCAACGACACGTTCCGCGAGAAGCGCGGCGTGAAGCACTACAACTGAAAAGGATGACGAAGATGAAACAAGATGACATCGATCGCGTGCTTGGGATCGTAGAGAATGCGCTGCGAAACGAAGCAAAGTCCACGAAGAAACTCACGGACGTTGACGCGGACATCGGGGGTCTCGAAGAAGCTTTGGACGAAGGCTGTGTGGTTCGCGGCGACCTGGATACCATGCACGCGTTCGAACAGATCAGGGATGATCTTGAAAAATGATCGTTGGGATTTCATCGAATCGCACGTCGATGAGACGATGAGCGCGTATGACGCAGCCAAAGTAGGTGCCATGCTCATGGCCGTTGAGTTACTTAAGGGTTTCAGCAGCTGTCCAGTCGCTGGACCTAACGATGATGAAGACCCTACCGACGTTCGTATGCCGTTCCATATCTCCGATGGCGTTTTTCTAGATCTTTCACTGAGCGCTATACTAGAAAACTCGCTCGATGAATATCACGGCGGTCTGGTTAAGGCGTTGCGGCTGTTGGCCAACAATCTTGAAAAGAAAGCCAAAGCCGAAGAAGCTAGTCCGGGTAGCGACGGTCGATGATGTCCTGCGTGTAGGGGTCGACGACTGGGTCCTCGTGCTCGGTGGCCCACTTCTCCCACCAGTCCTTGTTCGCCGCGACCGGAGCGCTCTCCGCGACCTGCATGTTGGTGTTGAAGCCCATCGGTGTCATGTCCTCGTCGATGGTGCGCATGTTACGCGCCCGCACGGCCTCCGACACGGAGGCGTCGTTCGTCTCCCGCATATAGCCCTGGTCCGTCATCCAGGCGAACTGCACGAGGCACATCACGACGTCGTCGTGTCCCTCCTCGGCCTCGTAGCTCTTGCCCTTGCCGATCGCGAATCGCTTGAGCTCGTCCGCGGCCCACTCGTCCTCTATTAGGAGCTGGTCCGCCTCCACCATGGCCTTCAGCTTGCCGCAGCCGATGGCCTTCGTCTGCTTGTCCATGCGCAGCCCGACGCGGCTGGCGACCGTGTCCCGAGAACAGGCCCGAGAGCACCTTGCCGACGATTCGCTTGGAGGGCTGCGTCAGGGCGACGTTCTCGTACTCGAGCTCGTGCAGCAGAGCGTTCGCGACCTCCTGGCCTATGCCCGTGGTCTCGACCATCACCATGGCCATGTTGTACGTACGCCCGATGTTGAGAAGCACCTGGGGATACGCCATCGTGGAGATGCTGTTGCACCTGTAGACGCAGGCTATGGTGTAGGGCAGCCTGCTCACGTCCATGACGACAGCGACGGAGTAGTCCCCCATGACGCCCTCGCTGACGTCCGCGCACACCACGTACATGTGGCCCGGCTCGGGGTGGGCGTACACACGCGTCGTCGGCGACTCCAGGATCGGCATCCTGGTGACGATCGACATGAGCTTGCTCGCCGCGATGAGCGTGTAGCTCGAGCCGATGAACTCCGCGCCGTACTCCTGGTTCCAGTAGTTCTCCCCAAACTGGGAGACGACCTTGGCGCGGAAGGCATCGTCGCGTCCCGGAACGTCGTTCCACTTGATCTCGGTCCAGGCATAGCCGCTCTTCACGAGCTTGCCGTCGACCATGGTGCCCTCGACCGCCGCCTTCCACATCTTGTAGAAGTGGTTGAGTCCCTTGGGGGTGCTCGTGATGAATATCTTGGTCGTCTTACCGGACGACACGGTCGGAAGCACGGACTGGAAGAACGCCTCCGCGACGTGCGTCGCGATGAAGCCCGCCTCGTCGATGTACACCGTGTTGTAGACGTCGCCGCGGGCGGAGGTGCCGCTGGTCGCCGCGGCCCTGATCCTGGAGTTGGTGTCCAGGATGATGTTGCCCTTGTTCCACTCGATCACGCCGGCTTGCAGGAACTCCGGCAGCATCTCGTACATGGCCTTGATGGCCGCGAGCACGTCGCGCGCCTTGTCGCCCTTGTGCGCCGCCACGAGGATCGAGTGGTTCTTGTTGAATATCAGGTACCAGAGCAGCGTGGCGGACACGCACACGGTCTTACCGACCTGGCGCGGCAGCTTGCAGATGAACTCACGGTTGCGGAGCATCTTCTCCACCATCTCGCGCTGGTAGCCGCGCAGGATGAAGGGGACCAGGTCCTCGGAGTCCACGTGCTTGATCTTGACGTACGTCTCGATGAAGTATCGCGGGTCCTCGGCGCACTTGCCGAGCTCCTCGATCTCCTCGGCGGTGTACTTCCAGCCCAGCCCGCCCTTGCGAATGAACGGATTCCCACCAAAACTAGTGCCACGCTCATATTTTGCCATGGCGTGCTTTCAATGTACAATGTAGCAGTTTTTGAATGATGTGGTGCTTATGTTTCACTTTTGCGTTTCTTCACAAGGTCCAGAGCCTCGCTCGACGTCAGCAGCAGGGTGTTGTTGATCGTCTTGGGTCCCTGCTCGCCGTCGAGTGATCGCCGCAGCTTCTCCAGCTCAAGCAACTCACGGTTGGCGTTGAGACCCTTCTCGACGAGCTGGCCCAGGACCTCGTAGGCCCTTGAGCTTTGAGAAGTCCAGGCGATGTCGCCCATCTCCCGAACGGCGTCGTGTACCGCTCCGATGAGTTCGTGGACGTTGCGACGGGCGACCTCCGCGTCCTCCGCGGGGGTTTCGGGGACAACGACTTCCCGCTTCTCACGAAGGGGGGTCTCGAGGTTCATGGCCTCGTACAGCGGATCTTCGGACATGCGTTATTTATGTTGACTTAACCTGAGAAAAGATTATTTTTGTCTGGATTCTCATAACTGGAGTTTTCCATGCAGCACGACTTTATCCTTCTCGACCGCTCTGGCTCTATGTCCAGCATGTGGACCGAGGCCGTCAACTCGGTGAACGCTTACGTCAAGAACCTCGCGGACACCAACGTTGACACGGGAGTGACGCTCGCGGTGTTCGACTCCAATCACAACGGCGGTCTGGACTTTACCGTGCTTCGCGACAGGATTATCCCCAAGACCTGGCGCGCCGTCGACCCCAAGGAGGTCGAGCCTCGCGGCATGACGCCCCTCAACGACGCGACCGGACGCATCGTCAGCCTCGCTAAAGCCGGTCCCGCCCTCGACCAGCAGTACGACAGGGTCGCGATCATCATCATGACCGACGGTCATGAGAACGCCAGCCGCGAGCTGTCCGTGGACCAAGCCAAGAAGCTTCTCGACGAATGCCGTACCAAGGGATGGCAGGTGATTTTCCTCGGCGCGAACTTCGACAACGCGGCACAGGCCATGGCGTATGGCGCTGGCATTGGACATACCATACAGACGTCCGCCGTCAATCTCGGCGCCACCATGAGGGCCACCTCATTGAAGCGGGCCGCCTACGGCGTGGCCGGGACCGCGATGAACTACACGGCCGAGGAGAAGGACGCCCTCAAAGAGGACAAGCCCGTCGACGCCGAATAAACCACCATGCCTCTCATCATCATATTGATCGTGGGTGGCGGCCTCCTAGTGGGGCTGGGAATCATCTACTATCGGGCCGTGCGTTGGAAAAAATGATAATCCCGTCGTACATCACACAACACAATGGTCTCCACACAGAGTGGTTCCACCAACCGTCCCGGCTGCGGACACTGCCGTCACACTACAACGTCGTTCGCGTTCGCGTTCCCGGACTGGCTCTGGCGGTGGTGCACGACAGCACCAATCCCATCGCCGTGGACGCCTACCAGCCCATCGCCGTGTACGCCTACGTACGAACCGACCCCATCACGTCCCCGAACGATGAGTTGCACGAGCTCGTCATGAGCAACAACATCATTTTGAACCGGTGGTCAAGGGATTCAGCCAGCGGCTTTCGTAACCAGCTGGGACTCATATGCATGGGCGCCTCAAGAACTACGGTTGAATCCAAAAAAATGACGCCAGTCGAGGCGTTCTGGATGTCGGGCTTCTCGGACCCACATATGCGGGTGGGTGCCCTGTGCGGCACCGTCGGCGAGCGAACCAAGCACATGGACCCGCGACGCCTAGATGCCTCTAGGCCCCGCCCGTGCCCTCCGTCGGGTCGAGGTTGCCCGCGACCCAGACGGCGTAGGCCCAGTTGTCGTCGATCTGGACCTGGGTGTAGGGCACCGATGCCGCCGTGTTGGTGGTGGGGGAGCCGTTCGCCAGCAGACCCGGCTGCACGGTAACCTCGTCGATGGCTCCAGTGTTGAAACGCGTCGTGTCGTCGATGGAGGTGTCCTGCCTCGGCACGTACAGCGGCACGTCGATGAACTTTATGACGCCTCCCACGTGCTCCGGACCGTAGAGCCATCCCTTCACGGTGAAGCCCAACGTCCAGATGACGGCGCGCCGGTCCTTGATCTCACCGGCGTCGTAGTCGTCCTGCACGTTGACCGAGTTGAGAACGATTGGGACGTTCATCGTCACCACGCTGGGTATCAGCTCGGCGCGAACGGTGAACTCCGGCGTGAAGAAGGGGAGGATCTGCTCGATGATCTTCAGACCGTCCTCCTGCGTCTTTGTGTAGCAGTACAGGTTGAAGTCGAAGTCGTACGGTACTGGCGTGAACATCTTGGAGTAGGTGTTCGCGGTGTAGACGGTTATGGTCTCGGCGGCCGACTGATGCCTTGAGGAGTCGTAGCGGGGGGCCGCCATGTCGAAGCTGAGGCGCGGCAGGGTCACGGCCTCGGGCCGGGAGTTCGCTCCCCCGTCCCCGAAGATGCGCGCCAGGGTCTTGTCGCGCGGCCCCAGCGAGATGGGGACGCGGACCAGTTCCCTCTCGCTGCCGTCCTGCGCGTATCGCGGCACCTTGATCTCGTTGAACAGGGTCGCGAACAGGACCGTGTAGCGTCGGATCAAACCATAATAAAAAACCTCGCGGCCAAGCATCTTTTTGACTCCGTGTACTACTATTTAGCGGGCCCGGCCTGAGTTGACATAATGAACCGACCGATTTAGATGGTCGGTACAACATGAAGGAAACATCATGACGGCGAAAGCGGCGAAAGCGGCGAAAGCGGCGGATGCGACGGCTGCGGTAAGGCGCGAGGACGTGAGGAACGCGGCCGCTGTCGAGGAGCTCCCGTTTACGGTCCTCGGTAACAAGGACGACGTCCGCACCCAGAAGCTGGACATGCGGTCCCTCGACCAACAGAATCGGCAGATGCTGAACTACGCGTTGGGGGACGCCATCGGCAGCCATGCCGCCGGGGCTTACGCGGGAGTATATCCCCTGGCGATGCTTGCACCCATCGGCACCCAGATCGAGTCCTACATCAGCGACAACTACATCGTGGAGCGTCACGACTGTATGTGGCTCAACGCGCTACTCAATAAGGTCGAGAATTACATCGCCGTCGTGTCCGTGCACATCAAGGAGCGGCTCGATCGCTCCCGTGTCGAGTTCGATGACATCCCACTCTTTCTCACGCCCGGAACCGAGGTCGTCTCCGTGATGGACGGAGAGGCCATCGGCGGTAAGCTCCACAGCGTGAAGCGAGTGCGCACCTATATGGGCGCCTGTCTACTACGAGATCGACATGGACGTCGTCCATTGCATAAACCGCGTGCCGTCCGTGGGCCGCTGGTCGACGTCGATCAGCCTTATTCCAAGGCGTCGTCGACCCCGTTTCCCTCCCGGTGAGGGCCGTCACGCAGGCCGAGAAGGTCGCGCTCACCGCGCGCGGGCGCGTCTTCCGCAAGTGTGTTGAGCCGACGCTCATGCAGTACAGCGGTCAGCTCAGCCGCACCAGTTGGTGGGGTACCAAGAACTATCGCGCGGACGGCCGCGTCATGGTCGATCCCGCGTCGCTGAAGCAGGTCGATCACGATCAGTTCACGCAGGAGGCCCGGAACTCCGGCATCGGCAACAAGCCGGACGACGACAACCGGGCCCCGCATGAAATCACGGACGCCGACCTGTGGCGCACGTTCCCGTTCGTCTACGGCTTCAGCCTGCGCGCCAAACAATGGGGCCGCATCGCGGTCTCCGGCATGTCCGACGTGCAGTGGAGGGACGAGGCCTTCGACAAGCTGGTGCTCGACCCCGAGACCAAGCACATAGTGCGCTCGCTCGTCGAACACTCGGGCGGCACGTTCGACGACCTCATCGATGGTAAGGGCGGCGGCTGCATCTTCCTGATGCATGGTCCCCCGGGCGAGGGTAAGACGCTCACCGCCGAGGCCATCGCCGAGCTGCTGCATCGCCCGCTCTACGCGATCAGCGTCGGTGAGCTCGGGGTCACCCCTGACGAACTCGAGGAGCGCCTCCGCATGATCCTCGACATCGCCACCGTGTGGGACGCCGTGGTGCTGCTCGACGAGGCCGACATCTACCTTGAGGCCCGAGACGAACGCGACATCGTGCGTAACGCGATGGTGGGTGTGTTCCTGCGGCTGCGTGAGTACCATCAGGGTGTTCTGTTCCT